GCCGGAGGCCGACGACTTCCAGTTGATTCGCAACGTCACCATCGGCCCGGACCTATAGCCATTGACGGTGCCGTAATTGCCACTGATGAGGGTCGTGACATCGGTGCGGGTTAGGGAAAGCTAGGCGGTCAGCCAACTGCCGGTGCAGGTCTGGAAATATCCTTTATCCGCCTTGCCTCGGATGATGATGCCTCCGTCCGGGCTTATATACCAACTGCAAACCGCTCCGCCATTGTTCGACACAAACAGGATTGCACCGTTGGCCGCGGGCCGGTATCCCTCGGGTATCTTCTCCGTCGCCTTCAGTTCCCCGGTCATGTAGCTGGACGACGGCGAGGGCTGGCCGGACGCCGTGACGACGCGGCCCATGCGCGTGAGGTTCACCTTCATCGCGTAGGGGCCCGTGAACACGATTGTCTCGACGTGGGATAGGGAATCCCACACGTCGCTCATCGGCTTCAACACGTTGAACAATGCGACTGGTGTGCCGATGGTGATGCCGTCCAGCGGGATGCGATACAAGGGCATGTCGTAGGTGGTGCCCCCGTCCAACGGGCTGGTGGTGTTCACGGCGGGGTCGGTGGGCGTGCCCGTGGTGGGCGTGCCCCTGACCACGACCAGTTTCGCGCTCTCGATGTTCTGCGAGCCCTTCGCATAGCGGCATACGATCAGGTCGTTGCGTTTCTGACCCTGCGACCCGTTGGTGACGATCAGGTCCTCGGGCGTGCCCTGGCTGACGTGACGGCCCTGCATGACCAGCTCGCCCGTGCCGATGGTCACCTTGTTCGCCGAAACGACCGTGATCTTGAGCTTGTCATGCACGTCGAGCACATAATCATCCAAGCCGAGAATGCCGGCGTTCAATCCCGCCGCCTGCTCCGCTGTCGCGTGCGCCTTGCCCGCATGACCGGTGACGAGTTCAGCCATTCTGCTTGCCTCCGTTCTGCATCCAACTGTCGAAGCTGTTATCAAAGTCCTTGAGCTTGTTCACATAGTCCGCGTAATCCTGATCGCAAAACAGGTAGTCGTGGACCGTGCCGGAGGAGTCCAACCGGTTGACGTTGTACCACGTCTTGATATCCGGGTCGTCCAAGTCCTTGTACCATTTGTGTTTCCCGCACCGGTCGCATTGCATGACCGTCGCATTGTCGATACGCGCCATAATCGGCTCCTTACTGTTTATTCGGCCCCGTAATCGACGCTTAGGACGCCGTCGGAGACCTTGACGATTTTCTTGCTGATAGTCGCGTTGACGGTGATGCCCGTGAGATTATCCCTTGCGGTCACGGTGTCGCCAACGTCGAACACGATGCCCGAATCCTCATGCACGGTGACCTTCACCTCACCCTCGGACTGCAGATCCTGTAGTTTCTCACAGGTCTTCTGGTTCAGTTCGGCGGTTTCGGCGTTGCTGTAGTCGTAGACCTGCGTTATCTCGTCCACGCCCCTGAGCGACTGGGTCTGGCTGACGTTGCCTTTCGCGTCCGCATACCAGTGGACGACCACGCGGGCCGCCAAATCGCCCTTGCCCAGGCCGATGAGATGGTTCGGTTTGCGCCACGTGCGGGTCGCGTCGAAATCGATAAGGTCGCTGTCAATCGAGTCGCCGTAATGCGCGACCGGTTCGGCCCAGATGTTGACCTGGCCGGACGTATAGGCGAGCCTGAGTTTCAGTCCGTTGGCCGCGCACATCCTCCGCAAACCCGTATAGCAGTCCGTGTACCGGTCGAACTGGTATTGTTTGATGGTTGGGTCGTCACTGCCGTCAGGCGGTACAACCGCGTCGAACACCGAATCCAACCCGACACGGCTGATGAGCGAGCCGATGACCGTGCTGGCCGTGCCGCTCACGGTGAGATAATCCTTGCCCCTATCCGGCTCGAGGATTTTGTTCGCGAGCACGCCGTGCCATGTGCGCCCCGAATAGGTGAGGGTGCTGACGCCGGACGTGAGCTGGTCTTCCATCGCATCCACCACGCCCCCGCATTCGCTGCCGTCGACGTAGATATAGGCACCCGCGTCGATGGTGGACGCGCCGCTCACGACAAGTTCGAAATCGTTTTCCTCCTTGCCCCACGCGCAATCCAGAGTGTAGTCGACGGCGGAACGGACATCGACGTGCTTGGAATCGGTGATAATCAGATCCACCATGACGGCGTGCTCCTCTCCTGGATCACGGTCAGGTCAAAGCCGAACCCGTTCCACTGCACCTGGTGTTCCCCGGCCGGCAACGGCTGGAAGATATAACTGCCGCCGTTGAGGCCGCTGCCTCGTTCGCCCTTGTCGAACACGTTCGTGGTGTCGCCGTTTTCTGCGGTCATGACGATGCTGCGTTGCCCCTCCACGCTGTTGACGGTCACATACGAGCCCGAGGGGATGTCCATGTGCAGCGCGTACCGGTTGCCGCCGATGATGATGGCCGGCTGTGAGACCGGCCCGTAGACCACCAGTTCGAACGGCATCGGCGAGACGGCATCGTTCACGACCGACGCGTTTCGTGTCGTCGGCATGTAGTCGTGAGGGTAATCGTGCGGGTAATCAAGGTCGAGGCCCGGTTGCAGGGCATCCGGCCAGAAATGCTGCACGTCATCGCGCTTGTGCCACAGGCCGTCAAGCAATGCGACCGTGAGCGCGTACTTCGCGGGGCCGGGCGGATCATAGGATGGTTCGATGCCGGTGATGAGCGCGGTCTGCGACCAGCCGTCCACGGTGAGCAGGCCGGCGTCGTCCTTGCTGCGGGATGACGCCACGGCCTTGACGTCCGCGTCGAACAGTTCGCTCGCCACGTCCAGCACGTTGAGGTCGGCGCATGTGGCCTCCAATTGGACGCTTGACGCGTTGAGGGAGGCGGAGTCAATGCCGTGCGCGGCCAACTCCACCTCCCACGCGTGCGTGCGCAGGCTCTCGATGCGTTTGACCATGAGACCGGCCGGGTCGATGAGATCAACGACACTGGCCGAAACGGCGCGGCTTGATCCTCCGCCTCGCCGGTAGGTCATCGACTGCATGACTGTCCTCCTGTTTTAGACGAGACCAAGCCTGCGCTTCTCTTCGCGGATGGTCATGGATGGCGTGTACTTAGCGATGGTCGGCCCCAAATCACCGTGCAATGCCTGCAGGTCGGAGCGCAGGCCGCGAAGCTCCACAAGCATCGACGCGAGGTCTGCGAGCCCATTCCCGGTTTCAGGCAATGGGGCGGAGCCCTCCACACCAATGGCGGAGCGCAACGTCATCGGCTGGAATGCCGACTGTGCGGCGGCCGTGACACCCTGCATCCGCTTCGCGATGTCACGCTGCAATGCGGGGGTGGCCTTGTCAATGCCCTCGCTGATGCCGGGCGGGATGTAGCGGCCGACTTCGTCGCGGAACACGCGGGACGGCGAATGGATGCCGAGCGCTTCCTTCGCCTTATCGACCAGTCCGGAAAGCGCGCCCTTGATCTTGTCGTACAATCCGCCGATGGCACCGCTGATGCCGTTCCACAGACCACTGATGAGCTGCGAGCCGGCGTTTTTGAGCAGCGAGCCAGCTCCGGCGAACACGCCCTTGATGGCGCTCACGATGCCCGACACCAAGCCGCCGACCGCTCCGGCCGCGTTGGAAAGAATCGATTTGAAACTGTTCCAAGCTCCCGACCAGTTGCCGTTGATGAGGTTGGTGACCATGCTGATGACACCGGAAATAACGCCGACCACGCCCTGGATTACGCCTTGTATGCCGTTGATGACACCCGACACATATGGGAGCATCGCCTGCACCGCAGGCAACAACGTACCGGTGATGAATCCGATGATTGCGCTCACTACCGAGCCAACCACGCTGATGATGCTCTGGATGACCGGCATCAGCTGTTGGATGATGCCTGTGATGCCCGAGACCGCATCGGTTATGACTGGCACGAGCTGTTGGATGAGCGGCGTGATGGCGGTGACCAGCTGGCTAACGAAATCCATGACCTGCTGGATTACCGGGACGAGCGCGGAGGCGAGCTGGCTGATGACTTGGCCTATCATCGACACGATCTGCGAGGCGACCGGCAGCAGCGCGGCGATGATGTCCGCCAACGGTGGCAGCAGGCTGGACACGAGCTGGCCGATGAGCGGCATGAGCGAGCTGAGCGCGTTCATGAGCGGTTCGATGATCGTCGGGATGAGCGGTGCCAGCGACTGGAGTATGTCGCCGAACACTGGGATGAGCTCCGCGACAGAAGCGGTGATCACCGGCATGACCTGCTTGAACATGTCCTGCAGGCTTTTGCCGAACGCATCGAACGTCGGCTTCATTCCCGCGATCGTGTTCTTGAACAGGTTGAACGCGCCGGTGACCTGCGTGCCGAAGGCGTTGCGCAGTTCCGGCACCGTGGCGATGAGCGTGCCCAACGCTGCGACGACGATGCCGATGGGTCCGCCCAACGCGCTCAACGGGCCGGACAATCCGCCGAGCACCCCGCCGAGCAACGGAATCTTGGACAGCAATGGTGCGATGCCGCCTGCTCCGAGGGCCATGAATGCAGCTATCAGAGGGGCGATGGCGCTCTGCACGGGTTTGAATATCTCGCCGAGCCCGTTGAATACGCTGCCGATGGCGTTGATCGCGTTCTGGAACGGTTCAGGCAGGAGCGTCACCAGATCCGAGAACAGGCTCGGGATGGCTTTGACGACGCTCTGGGCGATGACCTTCACGCGGGGCAGGATGTTCTTCAACGCAGTGCCGATGGAGTCGGCGAGCTGCTGGCTGAGAGCGCCCATGTCGGCGTTCTCGTTGCCCAGTCCGGCGAGCCAGTTCTGCCATGCGGCCTTCATCGAGTTCACGGACCCCTCGATGGTGGTCGCCGCCTCCTTGGCGGTCGTGCCGCTGATGCCGAGGCTCTTCTGCACTCGGCTGATGGCCTCGGTCACGTCGGCGAACGAATCGATGGAAAGGTCGTTGCCTTCCTTCATCACGCCCGGCAGCTTGTTCGCGTCGGCGATGAGCCGCTGCATTTCCGTCTTGGTGCCGCCGTAGCCGAGCTTGAGGTTGTCCAGCATCGCGTAATTGCCGCGAGCAAGCGACTGATACGTCTGTTGGATGGTCTGGATGTCGGTGCCCATCTTGTTGGCGTTGTCCGACATGTCGATGATGGCCTGATTGCCCATCTCTGCGGCCTTGGCGGTGTCCCCGCCAAGCGAACTGACCAACGAGGCCGCGAAGCTCGTGACCTGGTTCATATAGTCGTTCGCGCCGACGCCGGCCGTCTTGTACGCTTCGGCCGCGTACTTCTGCACAGTGCCGGAAGCGCCCTTGAACAGGGTGTCGACGCCGCCGACCGCCTGCTCCCACGTGGCATACGCGCCCAACGCCTGCTTGCCGGTGGCCACCAGCGTGCCGCCGATGGCTGCCACACCTGCTCCGATGGCGGCGACCGCTCCCGTGGCGAGGCCCTTGATATGGGCGACCGCGTTTTGGGCGAGGTTTTTGAACGAGTTGCCTGCGCTGGAGGCGAGGTTGCCGAGCGTGCTGCCGATTGCCCCGGCGGCGGTCTGTGCTCCGGCTGGGAGTTTGGACCATACGGCTCCGGCGGCGGTGGCGATGTTGCCGAAGTAGTTCTTGGCTACGTTGGCTACCGGTGCGAGTTTCTGCCCTACTTTTCCTGCGGCATCTCCGATGGCGGAGCCGATTTTGCCGCCGAATGAGCGGATGGGTGCGGTCCAAGTAGCGACTGCCGTTTTGATGGTGTTGCCGGTTCTGCTTCCCCAGTCGCGAATCGGTTGCGTCCATGCGGTGATTGCCGCGCCGATTGGTTTGGCGATGCCTGACACGGTGGCTGCGATGCTGCCGCCCCAGCCTTTGAGGGTTTGCTGGGCGGCGCTGATGGCTCCCTTGAGTCCGGTTTGGATTTTCGCGCCGACCTGCACGGCGAAACCGCTCAATGAGGATACGGCCTTGTTCGCGAATCCGGCTATCTTGGAGCCGAGCGGTTTCCAAATGGCGTCTACGCCGAGCAGGCTACGCACGAGGCTGCCGAGCGCTCCAGAGAGTCCGGTGAAGGTGGATTGGCCCCGGCTGATGCTCGAGAATCCAGCCGAGAACGAGCTTGCCATCGTCTTCATGGAACCGGATACGGTGTTGGTGCCCTTGGCGAGTTCGTCCTCGGCGGCCTTGAGCGCCTTCTTCGCGTCCGCGAGCCGTTCGGCGGCGTCGTTGGACTTGTCGAGAGCGGTGGCCTGACGCAACTGGGCTTTTTCGAGATTGATGGAGGCGGTCTGCGCCTGAGTCGAATCCGACCCGTATCTGGCGATGGCCGAGTTGAGCCTCTCCTGCGCCTGCTGCACGTTGACCGTGGCCTGACGGTAGTTCAGGAGCGCGGCGCTGGCCTTGGAGGACGCCTGCGCCGCGTCACGCTTCAACGGTTTCAGCACATCGTCGGCGACGCCCCGGGCACTCGAACCGAATGCCTTTTTGAAGCTGCCGCCGAACGATTTGCCGATTTTCGAACCGTTGCCGAACGCCTGGGAGAAACGGTTGGAACCGGACTTGCCGGCCCCCCGCATCTCCTTGTCGACCGCGCTGCGGAAGCCCTTCATCGAGGGGAATATCGACACGTGGCCGGTTCCCACTTCCGATCCGAAAGCCATAAGGCGACTCCCCTCTTAGTTGATGGTTGTTTATCCGAAGAGCTTGCTCATATGCGTTTCGGCCTCGTGGATCTCCTCGGCGGTGGGCTCGTCCGTTTCGGGTTCGCCGTCCACGTCGCCGAGCAGCGTGGAAGCGCCGAGGAACTGCAATACGGTGATGTCGGTGGCGCTCATGGGGAACACGAGGCCGATGAGCGAGGCTCCCGTGTAGGAGGACGGGTCGCCGCACAGCGCCGTGTACAGGTCGATGGCGTCACGGTAGGGGAGACGCCGGCCGAGATCGTGTTCGATGCTCCACCCGAATCGGGCGAAGTCCGCTCGGACCTTTACTCCGTCATCGGAGTTGAGGAGTCGGCAGAATCCGCTGATTTTCCCAGTTCGACGCCCTGTGATTTGGCGAGCGTCTCCCCGTAGTCCTGGATGAGGTTGAACGCGACCTGCATGGGCTCCCTTTCGAGCTGCTTGGCCTGCTCGTCTCCGGCGAACACGGTGAGGATGCGTTTGACCTGGTCGAGGCTGTCGGTGTCGGTGGAAGCGCCGGACAGGGCCTCGAAGTCGGCGATGGAAAGATAGAGAGGCAGCTTGTAGACGGTGCCGCCGGGTGCCAGCGCCCAGTATTCGTTGTCCTTGATGATGTGTCGCACCTTGGTCTGCTTGGCGACCTCGGCGAGGGCCTCGGTCTCCTTGGTCTCGTCCCAATCATCGAATTCGGTGATCGAGGGTGCCGTGTTCTGCTGCTTTGCCATGATGGTTCTCCTGTCATACGTGTTTCTCCCGTCGTTGGTGTTGGGGCTCCCCGCATGCCGACAGGAGAGAGGTCATGCGGGGAGGGAATCGTTGTCAGGCCGCCGCGTAGGACTGCAGGTAGCGGCTGTTGCCGCCGTCTACGGCGGGATCGAGCTGCCATGTGGCGGTCAGCGAGAGGCCGGACACCTCGCCGCGCGTATCCTGCGCCGGTTCGTTGCCGGTGATCTGGATGACGCCGAGACGACGGCGTTTGCGGCCGGACTTGTAGATGGTCTCCTGATAGGCGAACCATTTGGTGTCCTGGATGATGTCCTTGACGTGGTAGACGCCGGTTTCATCGGGCCTGCCGATGGTCATGAGGCGGGTGAGGTCGTTGTCCTCGGCGGCGGTGAACGCGAGCGTCAGCATCGGGTCGGCGTTGAGCGTGTAGCCCGGCTGGTGGAATTCGGTGGCGTCGTCGCCGTCGCGGGAGTCCTGCGGTGCTCCGTCGCTGGTGATGAGGCCAACTGTGGCGGAGGCGGAGCCGAACACGTCGCCGAGTTCGGTGATCGGGTCCGCCACGCTGGGCGCGATCTGCGAGGCGGTCAGCGTCTTGCCTGCCACATAGGGGGCGACGATGATCTTCGACGTGAGTACGTTCTTGACGGCATTAAGGTCGTTGCCCTGGTTGTCTACTGTCATTCCATTGTCCTTTCAAAATGAAAAGACCCCGCAACGCATGCAGGGTCTAGGAAAACGGTTAAGGGATTGGTTAGTGTTCGCCGACCGTCGAATATTCGACGATCAGGTAGTAGTGCGCGGTGTCGGAATCGTCGGACACCGGGTATGGGCCGTTGCACGAGGAATCATCCACGGAAACGATTGGCGAGCCCTTGGCGAGGGCGATGGCCGGATGTTCGGTGAGCGTCGCGTAGACGCGACGGGCGAGAGTCTTGCACGGCTTCTCGTCCTGACGGCTCCATCCGTACACGTTCACGCCAATCGAACGGTCGAAATGGCCGAGCCCGTCCGCGTTGCCGCCATCGTCCCGGACGGTGACGAGCGGATACGCGCCCTGATAGTCGGGAGGCTTCTTGCTGCCCACCTGCAAACCATCCACATCGGTGATATGAGTGCGCAGGTAATCACAGAGGAAAGCCTCCATGTCGGGAGGCAGTATCAATGTCATGTCTTCGCCGCCTTCAACGCCTTGCGGAGATTGCCGGTCTTGGATTCGACCAGCATGGTCTTCGGATCATGGCCGACCACCATGAAGGTGGTGCGGTGCGCGCGTTGGACGGCCTCGACCTGCAGGCCGTCGCGGTAGGCTCCTGTATCGACGGGCGCGTTGGCCTTGGCCACTCCGAGCGCCTTTTCGGCGGCTCCACGGGTCAGGGCCCTGACGCCGGCCGAGTTGAGGATCTGGTCGAAAAACGCGTCGTTGAACTTGATGCTGGTCTGTCCGCTTCCGGCCATCGGCTACCCCTTCCACTCGGTGAGCTGGACTTCCAATGTGGGCTGCCAGCCGGTAAAGGCGTTGGCATCGCGGCTGGGGAAGCCGCTGACCTCCCACATGCGGCCATCGGCCGGTTCGGGTCGGATACGGTCACCAAGCCGGATGTCCGCGTTCGGGTCGGCCACGGTGAGCACCGCAGTCGACGTGGTCTGCACGTCCAAAACGTCGGGCGTGCGAGTCGAACTGCTCGAAGCCAAAGCTCCTCGCACTTCCAATTCGACGGGTTTCGTCCAGTCCTCGGTGGTCTGCGCGGGATTGTACGGGTCGGGTTTGCGTGAGGCGCGCAGACGCACGAACCGTGTGGCCGCCGGCAGGCCGGAGGCGTTGATGTCATCGATGATGCTCACGGCAATGCTCCCAGCTTGTACCGGTCGAGTTTCGCCAGCTCGTCGGCCATCAGGGTCACGTTGTAGGTGACGCTGCTGCCGTTGACCGACTGGGATTGGACGATGCCGGCGGCTGCGCTGCTGGCCCGTTTCGCCGCGTTTATGAGCACCCCCTGTACATCCGGCACCTCGTCCGGCGCATAACCGGCGTGGATGCGGTAGCGTATCGTGGCCACGCCGGCCGGGAAAACGCCGGCGGTGCATTCCACCAAACCCGTGGCGGGGTCGTAGGCGTAGTGCAGCCGGTTGCCGGCGATATCGGTCAGCTCATCCACCGACGTGACATGGCGTGCGGGGAGGCGAATCACCTTGCCTCCCCGCGAATTGACCACGCCCGACAGTTCGATGTTCGGCGTGATATGCCAGCCGCACGTGCGACGGATGGCCGCCTGCGCCGCCTTGATCCAGAATGTCCCGTCCGCGTCGAACACTGTCGGATCCTGGATCATGTCGGGGATTGTCCCCGTGGAGGATACGACGCTCATAGCCCCTCGCTTTCGATGGTTGCGATGCTCGGGTCTGCGATTCGGGCCGTGAACTCCTGTGACGCTTCGGCTGGGAGGACTGACACCTCGAGTCTCGCCGTCTCGCCGACCCTCATCGCGGGGGCGTCGGGTGTGACGGCGATACTCTCGGCGTCAGGCGTCACTTCGAGGCTTTTCCCAGTGCGACCTTGACGAAAGCCTTCGGATACTTGACCTGCAGGGCGAGGCGTTCCTTGACTCGGAAGGTGATCTTGTCGTTGGTGAAGTCGTTTTCGTGGCTGTTGGTGGATTCGACGGTCAGGCCGCCCTTGCGGTAGATGGTGCCGCCTGCCTTGAACGCGCCGACGAGCACGGTTCCCTTGGTCATCGCCTCGGTCACGACGGTGCGCAGTCCCCACAGCGGCGGGTTCTGCATGATGCCGCCGTTGCCGTACTGTCCGGCGAAGAAACCGCCACCGAAGTACTGGCCGTTCGTGTCCTTGGACAGGCGGATGGCCTGATAGTCGGCAGGGTTGATGACCACGGCGTCGGCGGAGAAGCCGGTCGCGGTGGCGATATCCGTGGTGGCCGCGAAGATGCGGTCGGGGTCGGAATCGTTGGCCTGCGCCTTGGTCTGGATTTCGCGGTTCAGAATGCCCCTGAGATTCGGGTCGGTGCCGTTGCCGGACAGGAGTTGAAGCTCCTCCTGCAGCTTGAGGTTGTACTGGGCGTGCTGGTTGATCTCGGACACGACGAAAGGCAGGTCTTCGGCCATGTCGTCGGTGATCTTCCACCATGCGGCGATCTCATGCAGGCTGTCGGACACCCAAGTCGGATCAGGCATGTGAATCTGCGACTTCTGCCCGCCTTCGGCGACGGTGGTAGCGTTGCCTTCGAACGCGCCGTAGACCGGGTATTTGATGGTGGTGCCGCTCATGGTGCCGGACGCGAAAAGGTCGGCGATGACGAGCGGACGCTCATACGGCCATACGCCGTTCTGATCGGTTTCGGTAAGGAACGGCGCGTAGGCTCCGGACGCTCCACCCGTGACCTGAGTGTCGGAAGAAGCCTTGAATTCCGGAGTGGAGAACAGGCCGCCCTTAGTGGCGAGCACGCTCAACCCCTTTTCCTTCAGGGACTTGACGTAGAAGTCGCCGAGGGTCTTCGCCTCGACGCCCTTATGCTCGGTCTTGGACGCTCCGGCGAGCTTGTCGAGTCCTTCGCCGGCCTCCTTGAACAGGTCGATACGCTCCTGCAGCTTCTTCGCCTCGGCGTAATGATGCTTCAGCTCCTCCTGCTCCTTTTCGGTGATGTTATCCATTCCCTTGGCAAGGATGGACTGTGCCGCCTTCTTCTCGACGGCGAGATTGTCCATGAGATTCATGGCACTCCTTTCGGTTAATGTTCCAGCGAGAAGAAGTCGCTGATGGTTTGGTATTCCTTGGCCCACTGCGGGTCAAAGCTTTTCTGGTCTTTCTTCTTCGGGTCATCCGTGGAATCGTCCGGCTGGTCGCTGGAATCATCCGTGGAGTCATCGGTGTCGTCGTCCGGCTTCTTGTTGTCGGAATCGATGCCATCCAAGACCTCGTGCAGACTGTCCAACGCGGCACGAAGCTTGCTCTCGTTGGAAGCGCTGATCGCGCGTCCGCTCTTCACCTCAAGCACCTCTGCGCCCTGATTCGCGGCCACCTGCACAAGGGAAATCTCGAACAATTTCACCTGGCGGATTTCACGGCATCCGTCCCACGCGCTCTTGCCGTCCTGCACGAAAGCAGTCTCCTCGGCGATGAAGCCAATGCTCATCTGATGGATGAGGCCACGCTGCAGAAGCTCATAGGCGCGCTTGCCTTCCGGCAGGTCAAGGTCAAGACGCGCCGTGACGAGCAATCCGTGCTCGTCCTCCACGGCGCTCAACGTCTCGCCTATGATGTCGGTCGGCTTGTCGTCCTTGTGCTGCCAATGAATCGGGATGCCAGCGCCAGTGCCGCCGTAATCCTTCTCCAACGTGCCAGCGAAAGCGCCCTTGACGATCACGTCATCGTACAAATCCTTGTCCCACGTGCTGGCGTAGCCGCTGAACACTCCCTCGCCTTGACTGTCATCAAGGGATTTCAGCTCGAAGCCCTTGAAATCAAGCCTCATGATGTTTCCTCCTTGGTGAGCGCGTCCCACTCCATGCGGAATTGCGCGTCATACCGGTAAAGCCGTTTGAATTCGGCGAGCATCGCCTTCGCGTCCTCGCCGTTGACCGGATTGTTCTCCTGCGCGTTCTGTGTCTTGCCGCCGTCTTGCGGGCTGGGCTGGCCGCCCTCGCTCACATTCAATGGCGTGATGAGCTGGTCGCCACCTGGCACGCGCGGCATGTCCAGAATCTGACGCGCCTGATTCGTGGTCATGAAAGGACGTCCGGTAGCCGTGGAAAGCGCCTGATACTGTTCGGACGTGGTTCCACGTAGTTTCGCGTCAACGTTGGCCTTGATGTAGCAGTCAGGCTCGCCCACGGCCTCGGGAAGGCTCAGATTCAGCGCCTCTTCCAATGCCACGATGTATGGCATCAGCTCAACATTCCACAATTGCTCTTTGAACGCGCTGATGTTGGAATTGGTGCCGGTTCGGAAGCCGACGTTTTCCGGCGAAATCTGGAAGGCATTGCACACCGCGATATTGATACGGTCGCGCGCCTCCAAATCGTTCACGTCCACCGGTTTGAAGACGTTGTCCAGCGGACGCATCTCCATGCCGTCCTTCAGGACAGGCCAGCCACCCTCACGGCCACCATTCTGAATGAAATTACGCAATCCATTGGTGAAATCGTCGTAATCCTCCTGCGACAGCCACGGCATCTCCTTCGGCCGGAAGACGTAGCCTCCGGCCTGCATGCCGTTCTTGGCGATGCCACGCCGGTAATTGGCCATCGCCTTCGCCTCCGCCAAGAGCGGACGAAGCACGTTGGTCATACTATCGCCGAACTGGAGGCCGGAGATGAAGCCGACGTCCAAATGCACGCGAGGATCAGGCAGATCGAAATGCATGGCCTGCTGACTGTCCATCGTCAGCAGATTCACGCCGGTAATCTCGCCGAAAGCGTTGCCGGAAAGCTGATAGCAGTCCGACGGTATGCGCCTGAGTGTGAAACGTCCACCGTTCACGCCTAGGAGCATGAGCCACCGGTCATCGAGCAGCATGTCACGAAGCAGCGTGCTGATGAAACGGTAGCGGGTCATTCCAGGAAGAGGAGAAGGACGCTTCATCAAATCGGCAAGAGCGCCGTCGGAGACTTCCTCGGCATCCCCATCGGCGTTCTTCCGATACACCTTGAATGGCAGCGAGGCGATGTTGCGGGTGATGAAGTCCACCACGACACGCACCGCATATTCCCTGCAGTAGGCGCCGGACGCGTACCCGTAAAAGTCCATGTCGGACGGCCAACTGTCGCCGTTGGCGAGTGGAATGCTTGTCGCTGGCGTCGGATGTGCGTCTGCCTCGGCCATCTTCATGCCGATAGCTGCTGCGTTATTGTGGAGGAGCCGGTCAAGGAATCCCATCAATACTCCCCTCTTTGTGAAGAATCTAGAATCTGACCCTCACGCCTTGCGAGGGCTCGTATTTCGGTTTCTCGGGCTCGCCGCTCATCGTCTCGAGCGCGTACAAGGCCTGACTTTCGGCGATGAGGCCGGAAATGTGCATCGCGCTCTGGTTGCGGTCCCATACCTCGACCTCACCTAATCGGCGGGTCACGGCGACGTTCACCTGTTGTTCGATGGCCGGCTGGGGGAGGTGCCGGAGCTTGTTTTCTTTCACCCGGTCACGGAAACGGCCGGTCGCGGCTCCCATGCGGAACCCCTCGATGAGGTGCACAGTCCAACCGGCCTCCGCGAGCGGGTCTGCGAAGTCCACGGCCGGGCAGCCTTTCGATTGCACGGCGATTTCGTGGATGTTCGGCCATGTCTCGCGAAGCATTTTGAGGTATTTCGGCACCCAGAGCATGCCGTCGCGGCGCACGATCAGCTCGACGTGCGGCAGACCATCCTCGCGATAGCCTGCGGCGGCGATGTACGTGGTCTCTCTATCGGCGGAAGTATCCACGGAGAGCACCACGCGCCCGTCATCGGGGATACGGGACTTCGGGTCGATGCCGCGCTTCCACAGCTTCGGGTTGATGTACGGCGTGATGTCGGCCGTCACCCACTGGCACAAGACCTCGGTGCGGTACGCGGCTTCGGTCATGCCGTTGATGTCGGCCGCGATACTCCGATACGTCATCGGCCCGTAACCCATGGAGGGGTTCGCCTGACGAATGCCGTCGAGATCGTCCAGCTCGCATTTATCCGGAGCCGACCACTCAAAATACCCATAGGACGGGTCATGTTCATCGGCCCATTCGTCCGGCGACTGCTTGCCGGTCTCGACCGACGCATTCCATGATTCAGCCAGGGCACGGCCCTCGTCAACGACTCGGCGCAGTACGACGCTACGATAGTCGCCGGCGTTCGAGATGCCCCACAATTGGCTTGACCAGATGGCTTTCGTGGTTTGACTGACTGCGTTCCAGCCATCGTCGGTATGCTGTTCGCGCAGCTCATCGAACACGACACGGCTCGCGGACTTGGAACGGATGTTCTTATCGGCGCGCACGATATACTGCGCCTTGTTACGGCAGATAATCGCCTCTTCGCCATGCGAATTGTTGACCCGCTGCACACGCTTCTGCAATACGGGCACCGCAAGCGCGGCCTCGCCCTCGGAAGCCGGATTCGGATTACACCAATTCAGCACGGCCTGATACGGGGCACGAGCATTGTCCAACGTCTGCGCGGCACCGACCACGAGAAACTTCCAAGCCGGCGACAATTCCGGATGACGGCCAGAATCAACGAACAGCCACCACGCAACCAGCACGCTCATCAACGTGGTCTTGCCGTTCTGACGGGCAACCTCGGTCACCACGCGGCGGAACCGGTATGAGCCGTCCGGCAGAAGCTCGAGTCCGTGGATCAGCAGCCATTTCTGCCACGGGTAGAGATGCACGTGGAGGAACTTTTCGGCGAATTCGATGACCGCGAACCCGTTTGAGGTTTCCGACGTCAAATCACGCAATGGGGGAGTGAATATGCGGGGCGTGGTGATGCCGTGGGCATCGTCATCAACTTCACCGATGCCCATGACGCCTCCCGGTTAGCTGATCTTCGCCAGATACTCCTCAAGCTCGTCGGCGACCGGAGTCTCCTCAGCGTTGGTGGATTTAGCGCGAACGGTTTTCGCCGGCTTCTCCTCTTCGGGGGTCAGACCCAGAGCCGCGCAATATTTGAGAAAAGTCGGAATCGACGTATTGTCGTTCAGGGGTACGGCCGGACGCGCGCCCTTGCCCTTCACTTCAGCATCAGATATAGCCTGCTCGGCAAGCTCATCCCAATGGTCAATCTTCCAGGCCAGAGCGCGGGCGGCGGCTACCGTCGCCGCGTCCTTCGCGCGCAGGTGCTTCGCATTACGCAGCGAACGCTCCAATGCGGCGGACACCGACTCCTGCGGAAACTGCTTCGACATGAGAACCTCCCTCGCGCGCGCGACCCCCTACGGCAAAATCACAAAACTTTCGGAGGGAGAGGAAGAGCGGCCATGCGGGTCGTGTCCCGCCCGTGGCCGGTTTTGGGATTCTACCGCCCCTCCCGGTGGTTGGTCAGGCGTTGAACGCGTCGATGAACGCGTTGACGCCGTTGGTGAGTCGTCTGGTGAATGACCGACTGTCGACCTTGGGTATGACGACGGTGCGTCCGTCTCCCGAGACCGTTGGTTCGAGGTTGATTGGCAGGTCCACGTCGATCTCGCCTAGGTCGTAGTCGGTGTTGCTGTTGGACAGGCTGGCGCTGATGTGGAGCACGATGGGATAGGTTGCTTCGCGGACCGTTTCGCCGTTGAATGTCTTGACTGGTTCGTCGATGTCCATGAGCGTTGAACCTCCTATGCTGCTCGGATCCATTGGCGTGAGAGTGTGCCGATTGGCGTGGCTGGATCCTTGTTGCCGCGCAGGTTGTTGCATTGGGTGTGTGATGGCCGGAAGCCTGCGGGGTCGTGTTGCAGGTCGGGCCGCTTGCTGACGGGATAGAAGTGGTCGAGGTTGTAGCTGTCGTCTGTGGTGTTCTGCGGGGCGTCGTAGTCGATTGGCATTCCGCAGAGCCAGCATGGACGGTGTTCCGCTTTGCATTCGAGGAAGAATTTTTTGCGGTCTTTTTCGAATTGGCGTCCGCCCTTGCGGACTTGACGACTGTAGCTGACCATGTTGCAGTCACCTCGCATTGCGGATGTTTTGTGCGGCATACGCGGTTGGCTTCGATCCAACGACCTGCGGTTTTGGAGACCGCTGCTCTACCTGCTGAGCTACGCGCATAGGCGGTCATGCCGGTTGATTGCCATGGCACATGACCATTGGGTGGATATGAGTAAAGCCCCTGAACCGGTTGATTCAGAGGCTTCCACACTAATCCTGATACGGAGTATACCACGGGGTGGATTCACCCTACTCCTGTCTGTGTTTTGTTTTTTCAGGCGGCTTGGATGGTGAGGCGTCCGCCGAGGGCGTGGATTACCTTGGCGATGGTCTGGAAGCTGGGGTTTCCGTCCTTGCTGAGGCTTTTGTAGAGGCTTTCGCGCCCCACGCCCGCGTCCTTGGCGATCTGGGTCATGCCTCGAGCCTTGGCGACGTTGCCGAGTGCGGCCTGCATGAGTGCGGGGTCGTCGTATTCGGCTATGGCGTTGAGGTAGGCGATGATGTCCTGTTCGTTTTCGAGGTATTCGCTGGTGTCGTAGTCGGTGATTTCGGTGCTCATTGCTGCTCCTTGTAGTCGTCGAGTATGGCGTGGGCTTGTTTGATGTCGGTCTGCTGGGTGCTTTTGTCGCCGCCTGCGAGCAGCAGCATGAGCACGTTGCCGCGCGTGGTGAAGTAGACGCGGTATCCGGCTCCGATGTGGAACCGCATCTCGCTGACCGGGCCTCCCACGGGTTTGATGTCGCCGAACGGCCTGCCGGCGAGCTTGCAGGCGTCGAGCCGGGCTTGGATGGCGGCTTTCGCCTCGCGGTTCCTGAGTTTCTTGAACCACTTGCGGTATTCGGCGGTTTGCTTGATTTCCATACCCTTATTGTATCTCACAGGCTACACTATGTCAAGCCGGGCGGCCGCTGGAACCCATCGCCAACGCCAGAATCTCCCGTATGCTGAACTCCCAGTAGCCGTCATCGACCGGCTTGCTGCTGGGCAGCTTGCCGCGGTTGAGCCAGTTGCTGATCTGCTTGCGGCTGACCTCGTATCCGTAGTTGTCCTTGAGCCATTGGCTCATGCCTGCCGGGGTTTTGGTCAGGTGGATGGTTTCGGCCTTGGCTTGGCTTTGTTCGCGCAGTTCGGCCACGTTGATGGGGTTGCCGCATTTGCATAGCAGCAGCGATTCGCCCTTCGCGGCCATGACCTCGCGTCCGCATTCGGGGCAGACGCCGATTATCCGGCGCGTGCGCGGCCTGCGGTCGATGAGCGGTTCGATGCGCTCGCAGGTGTGGATGAGCCATGTCAGCCAATGTCCCGAGCGACTGGCGCGGCATAGGTCGGGCAGTCGTCGTGGCGAGTCCCTGAGCAGGGTCTGCCATCTCGGACGGCTTTCCACGCCGGTTTCGTTCCACATGTCCTGCAAGCCGTCCTCGATCTGGTCGAGCATGTCCTGCGCGTGGAGGTTGATGGGCGCGGGCGCCGCGCCTCCTTGCGGTTTGCCGCCCGCTCCGGGTTCTCCGAGCTTGTAGGCGTGACGGGACACCTGTTGCAGGAGCATCATGTCGCGGCGGAGCCGGTGGAGCGTTTTCGCGTAGACGCGGCGGCAGTCCCGGCAGAGCGTCCACGGTGCCTCGACCTGCTGGTTGCCGCAGTATTGGCATGGTTCGGTTTGGATGAACATTGTTTGAAACCCTCCACGTTCCGGCTATCATGGTGCTTGGTGAGCGTGCCCTCCATCTTTTCGGTGGAGGGTTTCGTTTTTTTACGCTGAATTCAGTGTTTTTGCGCTGAATTCAAATCAATGGTTCGATGAATTCGGGCGTGAAATCATCCTTGTGGGGTGCGGGCGTTTCAGGATGGGCGATGATGTACAGCACCTCATCCAATGGCACGCCGAGCAGTTTCGCCGTGTATTCGGGCGTGGCCGCTTTGCTCCGATGCCATTTGAGTATTTCCTCGCGTTTGAGACTGCTTACGCTCATGATTCCTCCTTGAGCGTGGCGACATATGCGATGGCCTTGCGTTCACGCTTCGCATACTTCTCGCATTTGCGCTTGAGACGTTTGAGGCTCATGGCGTACAGGGACTCTCTGAAGTCGCCGTCCTCGTAGATTTGGGCTCGATAATGGCCGCAGGTGCCTTCCGCGCTGATTCGCGCGGTCAAATGGTCTGTAAGCTGAATCTCGTTCATGCGTTTTCCCCTTTCTCGAACGTCTTGATCATTTCCATCAACGCGGCCTGATACGACTCATGCCATTTGGTGCGGTAATGCATTCGGTCAACGCATTTGAACCGATAGCGTTTCTCCTCGGAGCCTTTCACGGTTCCTGTAGCGGCCTTTAGGTGTCTGCCACATTGGGGGCAGTAGAAGCTTTCGCCGTTGAGAATGAAATCGGAGTCCCGCACGTCGCCTTTGCCGACTATCCGGTAGAGGTCATCAAGCCAACTCATCGTCCACCTCCATTTGTTTGTCAAGCCATTTGTTGAGCAGGACGCGGGCCGCATCGCGTCGGGCTTTGGCACGTCGGGATTGGTATCCGTTCCGACGTCGGACGCATTCGGCGCAGGCCCGCCGCGTCTCATCGAAGAACACGTTGCGCCGCGGGTCCCAGCGCTTGATGTCCACCGATGAGCTATCGCCGTGCAACGGTTTACGACACAAGTAGCAGTCACTCATTGTCCGCCTCCCATTTCCTTCTCTCGCGCCATGATCTCCACTTCCACGTCGTCGGCGAGCATCCTCGGCACGCCGGCGAGCGTGCCACACGATTCGGCGGTCGGATACACCGTCTTGCTGACATACACGTCCCACCTGTCGGAGCCTTGATGGTTGTCGGCCTTGAGGATAATGAGCGGGTCGGCGTCGATGAAACGACCGTCCTTCATGCCCCGCACTTTGAGCATCAAACGTATCGAATCCGCCTGCTCACTCGTGTTGCCCAAAATATCCAGAGTGCTCATCGTCCACCTCACAGTTCCTTCTTCTCGTTCGTGATCGATTGGAGGATGGCCGCCAGATCACCGAGCTCGTTCCTGCTCAACCGGATGCGGCGGATGCTGTCGCCAGCATGAGTGGCCAGCACCCATGAGCGGGTGCCGTTTCGGCCGTCTCCGGGAATCCAGCTCAGGGTCACATTCCCGCAGGAGGCACCTGTGACCATGCCGCACCGTCGTTCGATCTCCACGTCCGTCGCCTTCATCGTCTGCCTCCCAGACTCTTGTAGGTCAATGTGAAGCATTTATCCCCGTTGCAGATGCGGTTCCATGCGGCGATGTTGTATTGCAACGCATATGGGGCTGGCTTACGTGAACAACCTCCCTCGAAGGAGAACCCGCAGACAGTGCAGCGGAACATCGCAAGGAAGAACGTGTATTTAGACCAACCCCGTACTTCGACTCGCTCCCATTTCGCCTTGACCTTGCCCCCGCATTTGGGACACGGGCTAATCCTGTGAAAACGCATCAGACTCACCTCCCTCAAGAGGCGCGTTCAAATCCACCTGTTCGATACGCGCACGCTCCTGTAAGATGTTCGCGTATGCCCCCATCGCGTACAATTGGCTTTCAAGGAGCTGGAAGGAGCACGCGGGCGTGAAGTCCAACGTGCCCTCCGCGTAGCCCTCAAGCATGTGCGCCAGCTTGCTGATACGCTCCTGCAATTCTCGATGTTCGCGGATCATCCGCTGCTTGTAATCACTCATTGGTTGTCTCCTTCGGTTTGGTTTTGTAGTCTCGGACGATGCACACGCATCAGTCCATCCTTTCGTCCAACCATTCGATGTCCTCCCAGATCGAGAGCATGACCTGATCGAGAGCGCCCCTACTACTCAACGCCCATACTGCGCCGTAGTTGGCGCGCTCCCGCACCGCCGTGACATAACCCTTGTCCGGGAAGACATGAGACTCCGCAATCCAGTGGAACGGGAGCATCCCCTTGCGCAGAATCAAAGTGAAACGTTCATGGCTAACCTTGATGAAGCTCCTCATGTCGCTCATTCCTCCGTTGCCTTCATCGGGTAATTGATGTCCACAAGCAACTGTGTGTAATAGCTGAGCGCCTTCACGAGTTTGAACGGCTTCTGCGTCTCCGGGACTCTGAACGGTGGCTCGTACTCCCACCATTCGCTGCCGGCGTATTCCTCGCGGCGCAGGAACCCGCCATCCGTGAACACCACGACCAGATCGGCGGCTATCTCCTGACTGCCGTATCCGTCGTCGTAATCGATGTCAAGCACCTTTTCGGCCTGACTCCACGGAATTCCCAGCTTCTCGTCGCGGGAGCCTACGAATCGAACGTCATCGGTCGAATGCCCGCTTCGTGATATCGCACTCTTGGTTTCACCTAAAAGATTCATTCTTCCGTTGCCTTTCCTTGCATTGCCTTGACTGCGAGTCGCATGGCGTCGTAGTATTCGGCCCTCAACACGCAGTCAGAATCCCATTGAGGGTAAGAGTCGGGCTTCAACGCCTCGTAGAACGCTTTCGCTCCGGCTTTGATTTCCTCGTACGTGGGCTGGCGCGTGGCCCCGGCGATGTACGCGTTGTACATGTACGTTTTGCCGCCGTACCAGTTTTCCGCCTCGTTGTCGATGATGCTCACATTCGTCCCCTTTCCTGATTGTGGACGAGACAGTCGTCCATGGCCTGAGCAAGTTCCTCGTCGGTGATGTCGAACGCGGTGATCAGGTTGCCGACCGTCTGCAACACGTCGGCGAGCTCGCCGAGCATGGCTTGGCGGCGCTGGTCGCGCACGTAACCTATCCATCCGGCTTTCGCCCTGTCCCGGTCATCGCCGAGCTCGCCGCCCACGTTCACCCCGAAGCAGGCGAGGCAGTTCGCATGATCATCGAACTCCCGGCCAATGCCGCTCGGGTCTGTCGGGTCGCTGGCTTTCAGGTATTGTTTCCCGGCCTCCACCATCTCCGCCGCCTCCTCAAGCGTCTTCAACAACAGCCACTTGTCGGGCGTGAGACGGCCGAAAGATTCAACCGAGGGCAATTTCACGATACGATTGCTCACGCTTCCACCACCTTGGCCGGACGGAACGGGGCCGCGTTTAGAACCTGTACGCTATCCGGCGAGAACCACGCGCGCGTGAAACACCAGTCATCAGCGCCGATGCATGTCATCTGCACGCTGCCATCACGCATCGTCCACGTGTTATCGTCCTTGTCTAACCACAATCCGTCATGGTTGGGCAGCTTCGGCTTCCGACGCAATGCGTAGGCGAAGTTTGAATTAAGCATCCAATCGTGGAAGTCGGGAATCTCTGCCTGTACCATGACTGCAAGGGTGCAGTCTGTTTCGTCATCATCATCGACAGCGACAACGGAGAATCTATTGCCGTTCGTCGCGACGAAAATATCGCCCGTGCAAACATCGTGAATGTCATCGATACGCTCGTACTCGGGGTCATCCACCAATTCGATAGACTCGATGTCGGCTTCCGGGACGAACAGGTCATCGCCCATTCCTAGGGTGAGAACGTAAGCGCTCTTAATATCGCCGTTTTCGTCAGCTACGCCGGTTGCTACGTCCCCGTTCTTGAACGTGACCTTGATATGTAGTCCGGCCATCTCCTTGCAGGTCTTGCCTTCCCAGAATGGTTTCTCACTGCTCATTGTTTTTCTCCTTCTTTTCGTTCGCTTCGAGCGCGTCCAGCAGATCGCATTCGGCGAGCATGAGATGCGCCTGGGCGCGGGTCATTGATTTCAACGTCTGCGCGCCGGCGCCGGCCATCCAGCCAAGAGAGCTCACCTTCGTCTCGAGCAGGTGGGTCTGCGTCGCGAGATCACGCAATCGACCATCAAGCAGCATGGTCATCGGTTTCCTCCTTGTTGAGTCGTGTTTCGATTTCGATGCACAAGTCGAGCGCCGCCGTGAAACCGGCCTGATAGGCGTATAGCGCGGTCTCCGGCCGGCTCATGCCGCCAATCTCCGTGGCCTCCAACAGCCACGCCATCGCACGCTCCTGCGGGGTCGGGAACTTTTCGGCCATCACGCGCCCCTCAGAATCGAGCCGAGTGAGGCAGCACCCAGCTTCTGGGCACCTGCGAACCGTCTGGCCGTGGAACGTGACTTCGGCTGCGCGGCGGGCAGTTCGAGTGGGTTGCGCATGGTCAACGCCTGCTGCTGCGCCTGCTCCGGGCCGTTGCCGAGCATCCGCTGGCGGCGGTACATCCACGCCTCGTCCGCGGATAGGCCCCGCGCCTCGCATTCGCGCGCTATCTGCGCCTCAGAGGGCTTCGACTCGTTGCGCATCCTGCGCACGATGGCGTTCACATCGCCGGAACCGCACCAGCAACCCGTGCTGTTGTCCGCGTAGAAGCGCTTCACCGCCTCCAACGCCTCTCCCAGCGTCATGTCCGCGCGAAGCTCCTCGTGGAACGTGCGAGCCTCCAAGTCGGTGATGGCCGCGTTGCCGTGGTGGACGCGAATCTTCGCCAGCACGAGCGTGCTTTCCTTGAGCGTCAGCATGTCAGTACTCCTTCCCGTGATTGGTTTTCGGCGGCTTCCTCGGCCGCGTAGTGGGCTATCAGTGCCGCGTTCGCGTCCTGGTTGGCCTGCGAACGGTTCCACGCCGATGGCGAGGGGCGTGCGGTCGGCTCGGGTTTGGCCGGCAGCGGGTCATCGTCCCAGTGTTCGCCGTCCAGCCAGTTCGCCGGGGTGAGCGTGTAGCCGGGTTCCCGGTTCAGGTCGGCGGCGTACCTCGACGCCTTGGCGATCAGGAACGTGTTGTTGGTTTTCCTCCGCGCCTTCCGCCAAGCCTCGAAGGCCTTGCGTTTGCCGGTCTTGCGTGGATAGGTCTGCCAGAACTGCTCGAACTCGATGGGATAATCCTCGTCGGCGCTCTCTGCGGCCCCCTCGGCTTGCGAGGGGGTTTGGGGGAGAGAGAATTCTTCGTTAGAAGAATTCTTTTGGTTATTGGTTATTGGTTCTTGGTTCTTGGTTAAAGAGTCCCAGCGTGACTCGGGTGTGACATTCGAATTGTCACGGCGTGACATGCTTGTGACATTCGTTTCGTCCCAGCGTGACTCGGGTGTGACATCGGCTTCGGAACGCTGCTTGCGCTTGCGGTTGCGAGCACCCTCCGCCCTCGTCTCCACCTGTTCGCGGCTGGACTGATGGGAAAGATAATCGTGGATGCGGTAGGAGCCGTCGTCCGAACGTTCGAACATGCCGACCTTGATCAGCGCTTCGATGTCCTCTTCGGTCGCGTTGAGCTGGTAGATCACGTCGTCCTCGCTCATCACGCCGTCGTTGAGCACGTCGGAACAGAAGGAAATGGCCATGCAGTACACTCCAAGTGCGCTCGGACGCATACGCTGTAGCTTCAGCACTTTCGTGTTCGAATGGAAGCCGTTACTCAGCTTCCCGTAGCCCTGTCTGGTCATCAGTCCGCCTCCTTTCTCTTGTCTCTTTGGTATTCGGCTATCAATGCCAGCAGTTCGGGGCTGGCGGCGATTATCTCGCTGGGCTTCAGCCCCTCGCCATTGGTCTTGGGTTTGCGGTGGTAGCCGCCACGCAAACCGGTGCGACGGCTGCCACCGATGTAGGTATGAGGGTTAATCCTGGCCATCGTCCGGCCCCAACGCCAAGCCGTCGTTCAGCAGGAGCGCGAACAATTCGAGCGGCATCCACACGAGCATCGGATTGGAGGGCACCGGCCTCGATTCGCCGCGCAGCCGGTTCGCGAGCTCGCGGCGAATCCGGTAGTCCGGTCCTAACACGTGCCCCATGTGAGTGGCGAGGAACCGTTCGAGCGTTCCGATGTCGAACACGGCCATCTGCCGGGCCATGCCCTTGAGGCTTTTCATGCCCACGCCCCTGCGGTGTTGGATGAGCACCCCGTAGGGAGTGTCCATGTTCGCCATCTCCACTTTGAGCTCCCGCCAATGCTTGCGATAGTTCGGCATCTTCGTGTCCTTGCATTCCACGCACACCGGCTCGCCATGGAACATGACGCCGATCAGATCGCCCTGGTCGGCGTTGCCATGCAACGGCATACGGTCGATGCGCGTGTCCTGCAACGCCCACGCGAGGTAACGCACGGTCCACGTCTCGAGGCTTGTGCCTTTGCTTTTCGATGGGTTCGCCATCATCTCTCCAATCCGTAATCCGCGTACATCTCGTCTGCTTCCAAAGCGCATTCCGGGCATGGAATCGGTCTTGCCGGGTACAGCGGGCACCCGTGCCTCTCGCAGACCGGTTCCACGTCCGGCGGCGTCTCATCGTGATACAAATGCAGCATCAGAAGCTCGGATCACTGGACCATGGGTCGGAGGCCGGAGGCTGCGCCTGCCCCTGCGGCTGCTGCGTGTAACCGGCCTGCGTGCCGTAACCCTGCTGTCCGCCGTTCTTCTGTCGAACGTTGGTGATGGCGACGGCGCTGGCGTTGACGTTGCAGCTTGCGGTAGCCTCGCCCTTCTTGTTCGTGTAGGCGTCGAGGCCGCTGATTTCGCCCACGATGGTCACGTCCACGAACTGGTCCTGATTCTGACGCAGCTGGGCGATCTGGTCGAACACGGGGTTGAGGTTCGCGTAGCCAGCAGGCCACACCGAGTAGTACTGTTCCGGCTGGCTGACCCAGTTGCCGTTACGGTCACGGTAGCCCGGCGACACAGAGACGCGCAGGAACCGTTTACCGTTCTTCGTCTCCTGCACGCCCCACGCCGTGCCCTGGATGATGATGCTCGTCCTGCCCGCCATGGTCACTCGCCTTCCTTCACGCTGGCCTTCAACTGGCCCAGCACCTTGTCAAGCTCCGCTTCGGTCAGCTCATCGCTTGCCTTCACCTCACGATTCAGAATCTTCGTGATGGTCTCGCACGCCTCCGCGTCCGAAGCCACGCCCAACGCCTGGAAGCGGCGAATCATCTCCGCACGCTTCACATCCACCGGGGAAGGCTCCGCCTCGGGCTGGGTTTCCTGTTGCGGCTGTTCGGACTCGTCCACGCTCACGTCAACCGGCGAATCATCCACCGTCTCGTCGGGCAGGGGGCGGAACAGTTCGGAATAGTCGGGCGTGGTCTCGTCGGAGACGGCCGCGGACTGGGCTTCGACGCTCACCGGGAGCCATTTGAAGCTGCGGCGCACCACCGTCTTCAACGCCATGGCCTCATAGTCGGTGCGCCATGGGCCCTTGTTGCCTGCGGGGCTGCGGCGTTTGACGGCCTCGACTTCTTCCTTGGTCATGTGCACGAACACGCTTCCTGCAGGCAGCAGCTGGGCGTTCACATACACGTCGGTCAGCGTGGCCTCGGTGTGCGGCACGCCACGGGTGGCGCGGAACTTGAAGTGCTGGCCGGTCTCATCCTCCCAGTAATCGAATTCGTCGCCCTGGTACACGGCCTGCGCGTGAATGCTCTTCAACTGGCCGGAACGACGGGCCAACGCGATCATGCCGCGATAGCCGAGCACGAACATGGCCTCCTTCTGGCCGGTGCGCATGTTCTTGTTACCGAATGGCAGGATGTAGGCCATGCCGAGCCCGTTCACGTTCGACGGTTCCAGACCGAGGCTCGTGCAGCGCATGAAGCATGACAACACCGATTCGACCGAGCAGCTGGCCAGCTGGGGTTCGCGGTTGATGGTGCTCACGTACATCTGGTAGAGGCGCTTCTCGCTCATCTCCTGCGGCATGACCGCCGCGATGCGAGGCCAGCTCTTCTCGAGCAGCTGCTTCATCTGGCGCTGCGGGTTCATGGCCTGCATCTGCACGTTCTGCGCCTGTGTCGCTAACTGTCCCATAATAGGTTCTCCTTTACTTGGTTTTCTTCGGTTTGATTTCGCTGAATCGGAAGGTGCGGCCCTCCCATGGTTCGACCACGCGCGTGTAGCCCTTGCGTGAGGAATGCTTGTAGGTGGCCTGCAGGTTGCCGCAGCGCACCCCCTCGTGGTCTCCGATATAGGGGAGTATGCAGTCCTGCAACTCCTCCTTGTGCTGCTTCAACGCGCTCAGGTCGGCGGTCGTCTGCTGGTAGTCGGCCATGAGCCTGCGCAGATCAGTGCTGTCGCTCATGTCCTCGATGCCCTCCGAAGGCTCCGGGTACGCCTTGGCCACGTCCGCGCCGGTGAGGGTGGGCATTTCGTCGCGGGTGACGAAACCCCAGAAGTCCTCGGCGGCTTTGATTACAGCGTGAATGTCGTCCTCGTCGCGCTCGAACCGCACCTCGACCGGTTCCGACTCTCCGATATCCGCGTAGAACACGCCCCACGTGAAGCCGGTGACGGCCATGTAATGCGTGACCTGCGCCATGTAGTACTGCGGGGCCACGAGCTCGCCCGTCTCGTCGTGCCAGTCGGTGCGCCCACGGTTCGCGTTCGCCGTCTTGATCTCGAGAATGCCCCACGAATCGCTCTCCTCGTCGTAGACGAAGCCGTCCAGCGAGGCGTGCATCAACGGATGCTGCTTGGATACCAAGGAAATGTCGGTGCCGTCGATGACCTGGTACTCCGGGTGCAGCTGGCGGAACCGGCGGCGCAGTTCGACCTCCAAGGCGTTGCCCTTGACGATCGCCCACTTGCCGCTGATATCCTCCGGCTGCTGACGGTTCGTCTTCTCCAACCACAGGTCGTAGGGGGTCGAGTACGGGTTGAGGCCGAGAATCGTGCTCATGTCCGAGCCGCCGACACCCAGTGCGCGGAACGCGTGCCACGCACTCTCACGCTCCTTCTTCGTGTGCTGGCGGAAACGGTGCACGTCGAACAGTCCGGTCGCCTGCGCTGCCATGTCAACGGTCACTCGCTTCATTCATGCTCCTTAGCTTCGACTTGCTGACGTATTCCACTCGCGCGCTCACCCTGCGCCGTTGCCTGTCGGTGACGACCATGCCCGGCAACGGCATCACGTACAGGTACGGGTTGCCGGTCTGACTGTTCCGGTCGCTGATCAGATCCATAAACTCCACGATCAATTCGCCCGGCGTCATGCTCATGCCCTCGTCCGTGATCGGGCTCCACAGTTCCACCGTGTCCGTGTCCGTCGTCATCATCCATATCCTCTCGTAGTCCGACGAGCCGCAGCCCGGCCTCGTGGATGCTCAGGCCAATGAGGCTCGCGAGGCTCTGGCGCGTGGGGTGGGCGGTCAGGATGTCCAGATTCTTGAGCAGCTTCCCGGCGACCGCCAGCCACATGTCGTTCGGCAGATCAGTCATACAGGTATTGCTTGTGGGTTCGTTGGTTGCGCTGGTCAAAACGGTTCACCTCCTCGACGCGGAAGCCGAGCACCTGTCCCGTGTCCGGGTCCAATACCGGCACGGGCCCCCAGCCTCGGGTGAGCTTGTTCTGGATGGTTTTCTTCGCCCGCCCGTAGTGTTCGGCGAGCTGGGCCACACTCATGAGATTCGGTGTTTCCGCGCTCATGGGGTTATCCTTTCTGTTGAGAGTTTTTCTTCTCGCCCCCCGTGCCAGCGGGGGCTTTCTTTTTTTTTGAACTTGCGTTCGTGGACGGCCACGGAGTCGAACCGTGGTCCCGGTCTTTGCCGCGCATACATGACCTACGCGATCTTGACTGGGGGCAACCTGCACCGCCCGAAGCGGGACGCCGGAGAATAGACCAAAGCCGACGCCCCACCGGTCCAAGAAAACCGACACCGTATCTGTCAGTTGTTTTTTCAGTTATCACGTGGGTTACCGGTTTTCCTTCCGCTATGCCAGACGGTTTTCCACGTCATCCGGCAAGACTTATTCGACGCCCGCCTCGCTCAACACGAGGCACAGGAGCCGCAGGGGAACGAAACCGAAGCCCATGAGCGCGGCCACCCCGTTCTCGATGGGATGCGCGCACCCCATGTGCGTCATCACCCAGCCGAGGCAGACCGCGAACACGAGGGCCCAGAAAACCAGCCGGAACGCGAAACCACGAGACAATTCGTCGGGCCCGGGCCTCCTGTAGCCGCTGGCGTGCTGGCCGTAATCCTTGGTGTTCATTTCGAGTCCTTGAGTGCTTGGTTGATTTCCGCTTTCATGGCCTTCAGGCCGCTCTTGGTGACCCTCTGGATCGTGTGTCCGTCAAGGGTGACGGAGAAGAGGCACGGGTATCCACGGGACTCCAACTCTGGGGTGCGCGCCACCCGGAACTCACGACAGCCGTTACTGGAAAGGACGGCCATCACGCCACCGCCTTATCAGCGAGCGCAGATTTGGCTTCGGCTTTGGCCAAAATCGATGAGGGAAGATCTCCTGCAAGTCGGGCGATTTGAATGAAGTCGCTCAGTCGCATGTCTCCATTGCGGAACTTTTTGCTGACGGATTGGCGACTGACCTGCATTTCGCTTCCGAGTTCAGTGTTGGTAAGTTCTGCAGCAAGTTTTGACCGCCGAAGTTCGGCGACCGCTTCGGCCGCTTCGGCGTTTGCCTGCTGCTTGCTGTAATTACTTATTTCCATGCTTCAAACTGTAAATAAGTAATTACTTATTGTCAACTTAAAACCTACGGCGTGTCATCATTTATTTACGACCTATGCTTAGGGGCATGGCAAAGAAAGCAAGAGAATGGGAAGTGTTCGATATAGAGGTCGCTGAATACTTTTCCCAATTAAGGGAAGAAGAAGATCCCATGCCATCATTTCGCGTTATCGGCTCATCAACTGGCATGAGTCATACGAGGGTCGCCGATATCCTCAAGCAGCATGGCGGAACGCCAACGCTGAATGAGTTTATTTCGCTCTGCCGCTTCTTCGGGAAAATCCCTTCAGAAATAATGAAGCTTTTGGAAAATGGGCATCTTGTTGCTATCCCATCGGATGTGCTTGACGAGGTTAATCGCGAAAACCTCATTGCGGAAACCGTGAGCCTGACCAAGAGTGATCCAATGTCATTTGCTGCTTATCGTGATGGTCATAAGCATGACCCCGACCCGGATGGTGGTGCGTGATGAGACCTGTATTGCCGGTGCGCGCGCATGACAGTTACGGCGGGATGCGCATGGCCCTCTACCATGTTGCGCCGGAACTGACCGTGGGAAGCGCCATACTCCCCGGTGATCTGAACGGCGTATACAGAATGGACACCGACACCATCGTCATCGACCGGAGCATGACCTACACGAGGAAACGCTGCACCTTGGTGCACGAGCTCGTGCACCGAATGTACGGAGACGTGGGATGCGGATACCGCGAGCGCCGATGCCGTATGACCACCGCTCGACTCCTCATAGACGAGGACGATTACCGTAAAGCCGAAGCCATGTACGACGGAGACCCGTGGCTCATGGCCGAAGAACTGAATGTGACGCCGCAAGTCGTCAGGGATTATCAGGAATGGCTGCACGACAGTGTGGCCGCATAAGAAAGAAGAAGAATAATGAATGATGTATTACTGGATGCCGGAAATATTCGCCTGTACTGGAACCGTGTCGAGGTGGTATCCGGTCTGATATTCAAGAAAACGAATGTCTATTACTACAGTGATTTCTATTCCGTGAAGGCATCAGGGAAAACTCTGACGATAAAAAAGTCCGCCATGAAAAACGCGATCATGCTGCAATTCAAGAATAAAAAACAGGCGAAGGAAGCCCTTGACATCATCAACAGCCACAAGCAATAAACCACGTAGCGCTGCATGAGAAAGGAGCGGAGATGTCCGACCATGGGAAATCTGCTGCGGCAAAAAACAGGAAGCCATTTTGGAAGAAATGGTGGTTCTGGGTGATAATCGTTCTGACTGTCGTCGCGATCGGGGGAATGAACGGCAATAGAACCAACCCGACGCAACAGGCCACCGTATCGGCCGGCGCAACGGCGAAACCGAAAATCACACCAAAGGAACCGACTCCAGAGGCAAAGAAAAACACGCCAACGAAAAAGAGCCCTCTGCAAGAGTTTAAGCGGTCGTTCGACGCGCAGTCGGCCACACCGATTTCGAACATCTCAAGCTTTGTGGTGCAAGATAGAAATAGTGGCCACTACAGGACGGAATACCGGCTTGGTGCATATTCCGATGCCACTGGAGAGCATGGAACCATAGGCGATATATCCATCGACATGGTGCGATACAGGGACAGCATGTTCCGAATTTATGCCACGGGTCCACGAGACAGCGTGCTGGCGGTTTATCCCGCCTTGGCCAAATCCATGGATCCCTCATTAACCGATACTGACATCCAGGCGTTAGTCGACAAATACCGACAAGGCTATGTGGCGAACGATCTCTCATTTGCGGATTCTGCCAAACGCATCGAAAGCAATGACTTTACTTTGCAGGATGGGAATATCGAAGCATTCATCGATGCTGACTTCAGCAAATAAAAATGCCCTGTCGGCGTTGCAGCGCCAACAGGGCGGTTTGAAGAATCCCAATAGTTCAAGAAAGGAGGACGCTTCGCCTTTTATCCTACACGGGGCGAAGCATACCTGAAAATGCTATTTGGAATTACGACCGAACAGGAAACCCAACGCCGTCGTGGCAACCGTGGAGAACACTCCCATCGCAGTCGCCAGTCCCTCCGAGTCACCTGCCTTGGAACGGACGTAAGCGAGTACGCAAACCGCAATCAAGCTGACGACCACGATAACCAGGGCAGCAATGTTCTTGAAGTTTTCCACCCACCAGTTATGTTGCTTCTCTGGATCTATGTCTCCGACGGACAGTCCGGTTGGTTCAGAGGCCGAACCTTCCACGCCACCCACGATATCGTCCGGTTCGGTTTCATCGTTCCGGGCCGCATCGTCCACTGGTGGAATGTTTCTGAATGTCATAGAGCCAACCCCAAACGCTCGAAAACAGTGAAGTCGTTTGCCATCGACACATCGTCTATGTACGCGTTGCCGTTGACCCATGCGTCATACCATGCCGAGCCTTCGACTTTGACGAATCTGGAAAGGTCGGCCGCACTGTATCTCGACAGATTATCCCACACGAGGTTCAACGATCTGCGGAAGTCGTCTCCCGGACGATCCTGGACAATTCGGGTGCGACCATCAGGCCCCGACAGATACGAGGTGATGGGTCTGCCGTTCAACCCCTTCAGTCGTTGGTGCAGGCTGACGATAACCGGCCCGCTTCCCCACGCCTGGAACGGTTCGGACAACAATCGCAATCCTGACTGCCGCATGTACGTGCAGGCGGTGAAATACAGGAGCCGTTGCAGCTTCATCAGATTCACCGGCACGCCGTCATCAAACGAACGACGCAGCACGTTGTTCGCCACGATTGACGGATTGGTGCCGACGCCTTCAACCCGAGTCATATCGTCGCCGCTCCACGCCTTGAACGTCATCCCGCTATCCGTTGCTGTCATATCTAACAGGATACTCGCCTCACGGGAGGTGATCTGAATGGCGAACGTCACCAGATACAAGACCAGCAAAGGCGAAACCAGATACCGTGTGAGGTATCGCAAGCCGGACGGAACCCAGACCGACAAGCGTGGATTCAAACGGAAGGTAGACGCGGAAAATTGGGCGGCGAAACGAGTCACCGTCGCCAAGGCCGAAGGCACGTACATCGACCCGCAGGCCGGCAAGGCCACGGTCGGAGAACTGGCACCGGCATGGTTGGCCAAGAAGAAGCTAAGCACCAAGCCCAGCCATTACCGGAACCTCGAAGGAGCGTGGGAGAAGTGGGTGAAACCGGAATGGGGCAACACCCCGGTATCCGCCGTCACCCGCGAGACAGCGCAACAATGGGTCACCGGAATCAGCCAGGGCAAGACCGTCAAGGACGAGCGGGGCAACGAGATTGTGCTCGCCAAACCCCGAAGCGCCAGCGTCGTCCTCCGCGCCCACGGCGTGCTCGCCGGAATATTGGACGACGCGAAGAAAGACCGGCGTATTCCGGACAATCCAGCGAGGGGCATCGAACTGCCACGCAAGCGCAGGAAGAAGCACGTGTACCTCACCGCCGAACAGCTTGACCGGCTGGCAGGCAGCGTCACCCCATGGAGACGAGACCTCGTCCTCGTGCTTGGACTATGCGGCATGCGATGGGGCGAACTCATACCCCTGAGGGTGATGGACGTCGATCTTGAAAAGCATCGTATATATATAGGAGTGAGCGCGCCGATGGTGGGCGGCGTCATCATCCCCGATGACACCAAGACCTACAAGGCCCGCGCCATCATGTACCCGGTCGTGCTGGACCCGATCATGCGCAGACTGTGCGCAGACCGGAAACCCGGCGACCTGTTGTTCGAACAGCCGGGACGCGAGGGCATGATGATACGCGAGTGGGGTAATGCGAGCCGCGATGACGGTTGGCTGTCGGTCGGCCTGCGGCGTGCCGGCATACCCGGCCACCTCACAATCCATGACCTGAGGCACACGGCCGCGAGTCTCATGGTCAGAGCGGGTGCGAACGTGAAGGCCGTGCAACGGCAGTTGGGGCACAAGAGCGCGGCCATGACGTTGGACGTGTACGCCGACCTTTTCGATGATGATCTGGACGAGCTGTCGGAGCGCATGGGTGAGATGCTGGCGCGTGAGAATGTGGGCAAAATGTGGGCAAATGAGGTTTCGAGAGCTGCATAATCGAGACGGGAGTAGGTCTGAGCGGCTTTTCTCCGTAGGGTTCGAGTCCCACCGGAGGCACCTTGAAATCGGCCTGTGGCCGATGCCGTTTTTGCGGCTGTGCCGTGGTCTCTCCCCAGTCGGCTTCGCCGACAGCCCCCCCTCGTCAGAGGGGGC